TGCCATTTCCTTGGATAGTATCAACAGCTTGTGTTGCAGTATTCCATCTTCCTTTGTGTATTTCTGCCTGCTGATCACCGACGACATATGGCGCATACGATGCTGCGCTTGTCAGCACTGCTTCGTCTCCTTGCAAATCAACACTATATGAGCGATTCAATGTCTCGCTTCCTCTTAATCCTGAGCCAGTGCCTCGCTTATATGGCACAGTGATTGCACCTCTTTTGTAATTGGCCATCACAAATCGTCGTTGCTTCTCAGATTTGTATTTCATGCTTCCTCTTGCTGGAGGTGCAGGTTTGTCCTCATTCAGCTGGCCTTGCACTAGCACAGCATATCCAAGTGTGACTGTGCGAATCATCTCGCCAATCTGCGCTTCGCCGATCCTGCCAAGCATTTCAATTGTGATGCTGTTTGCCATTACTTTACCAATCTCAGAGACGTGTCACATCGACAATTGACGTGTGCTGGAGGCCCATCAGATAATTCAGCTGGCCATTGGTCTTCAGTCGCTCCATTGAGCTTTACGCCATAGACCTTGCCAGTGCAGATGGCACACACAAGCTCATCTGCATCAGTATTCCAGACGCGTGTCATCTGAATTCCTCGCTGTGCAAGATAATCTTTGTACGATGTCGTTGCCTGCGAAGCTGCGCGTGTGGTCTCTGTGATGGCTATCATCTTTGCACGCATGGGATCACTGAGAGGAAGCACAGCAGCTTCCAAATCTTGAATGGTCATGCCTGGTGTGGTGCGATACATTTCAATGATTGGCTTGATGCGGTCTGCTGTGGTCTGGTCAATCTTATCTGTGGTCTTTGGTGTGTAATCAGATAGCCAGTCTTGGATATATCGCGACTGGTCTCCAGTATCCATGGGAATGCTGAATTGTGTACCTAGTCTGTCGATGCGTTTTCCCATGGTCGTATTCAGCTCAGCATCCAGTACTGGCTTAATAACTTCGCGCAGTGATGTCTCTGGCGTTTTGTCTTTGGCGATGTCTCGTGCCCATTGCTGGCCTTTGGCACGCATTTCCTTGATGATGCGATTGTAAATGCGCAATTCATCTGGTGTCATGTCGTCTACTGGTGCCTTGATGGCATGAATGATTTCATGCACATCTGCGACGGTCATGCCTTTATAGCATCGCTCCATGACTGCATCGATACGGTCAATCGGAATCAGCGCAGAATCAAATGATGTCTTGGGATCGCGACCGGTTTTGATTCTGCGCTCAATTTTTTTTGCGAGTAGTGCCCATTCTGCATTCTTTGCTTCAGCATCTGCAGGCAGTGCCACAATCTCTGTCTCGACAGGCAATGGCGCAGAGACTGGCGCAGGATTGACTGTCTCTGTGACTGTGTCTGTGACGACTGGTGTTGGTGCAGTATCTGCAGGCCAATACTCATCCAGATTGTCAATGCCAAGCAATTGCGCAGCAGATCGCGGAGGAATGCCACCTTGCACATACTGCAGGAAGCTCGACGCACGCGCAGCTTCGTCTGTCTGGAATACGTCCATGGTTTCTGGATTAAATCGGAATTGGTATTTGAGAGGATTGAGCAATTGCGAATTGATGACCGATTCGTACATGTTGAGTCTTGGAGTGATGGTCTCACGCCAAAACGACTGGCGATCACTGTCTGCTGTGGCATAGTTTGCTGCACTGGCTTCCAACATGGTGCGAGGAACACCAAGAGTCGCAGCCATGGCAGTGATGGTGCGCTCAGAAAGCTCAGGCATCTGCATGGTGTCGATGTTTGGCGTAATCTGCGTCACCTTCAAATCTGGACTGCGCAGAAACAAATACTTGAAAGCATTCATGATGCCACCACCAGCTTTGGCATTGATGTCTGCACTGAATCGCTCGACCTCAGCAGTATCGGTATACTCTGGCAGATTCATCACAGTGACTGGCTGTGCGCCACCTTGGAAAAACGCAGTCGCAAACGCAGTCAGGTAGTGCGACAATTGCGCATGTTGCAGTGCCACAGCAGCTGGAGCCAGACCAGGCCCAACATCCTCCACAAAGCTTGGCTCACGAAAATACACAATGTCATCAATCGTCCATGGCCCATACAGACGACCATTCAGAGTTTGTGACCAGATCATACCGCGATACGGCTCATAGATGTCTGCTTTGCCCTGGTCGAAAAACCATGTCGTGTTTGCAGGATTGAGACAGATGAAACCAGTCAGTGTGCGACCCTTGACGACGCGAAGCCAGTATGCTGCGCCAAACACCAGCAGACTGCGCTCAGTATCTTTGATGAGCTGTGGCACATTCATCTGCCATGGCCATTCGACCTGCTGATCATTGCGTGTCAGCTGAAATGGCACACTCGACAATGCATCTGCGCGCAGATTGACTGCGCGATAGAGCATGGGCACTAATCGATACGCATCTGCTGGAGAATACAGCTTTCCGCTTCGATTCATGGCTTCAAGCCATCCATTCGGATACTGAATTGGCATTATGCGAAACTCCATTCTATCTTTGGTGTGCTGAGCATGCCAACTGCACCACTCACTGCATCCACATAGTCATCATGTGGCGCATGAGGAAACGCCACAGTCTCATCGAGGAAATCTCGCACCCATGCGCCAGCAACGATGCGCACTGCACCAGCTTCTGCCCTTCCTGCCCATGGCATGGCACGCTGAATTTTATCACCTCGCACATCGATTCCGCGAAATGGCACAGATGCCAATTCTGGCAGTCGTCGCAATTCCTGCACAGCAGCCAGACCATTCATGGCTTTCTCAATGCCATGTGTGGTGTCTGTCTCACTGCGCATGATCGACACCATGACTCTTCGCACATCTGGCCATTCTGCGCGCATGTGGATGCCATCAGCAATGTACAGCACACCTTCATGCAGACAGCATCGCACTGATGCAGTGTAATCTGCTGACTGCTTCGTTGATGTGGCTAAATCCCAATAACGAAACCATTTGGCACCATGTGGACGCACATCAGTGAGCTTAAGCCATTCTCTGCGAAACAGTGTGCCAATGGGATCAGTGAATTCGCCATCTACCTCTTGTCGATACATCTCAGATGTCATGGACTGGCGCAGTGTGGCAACGAATGTGTCATCCAGAAAGAAATTATCTGTGGTCTTGCTTCTCACTGTGGCATAGTCTTTGTGATTGCCAGAGAAAAGCGTATATACCCAATCTTTACCTCTTGGAGTCGTCGTCATCCATGCGCGACCTGGCGATTCGCGCAATGTCGCAATCGACAATGGCCAAATCTCTGCATCCATCAGTGCGACCTCGTCGAGCCATAACCATCCAGCATTGGCACCGCGAAGACGATCAGGATTGTCTGCACTACGAAAAATGATGCGCCGATCACCGACAAGACGCAATTCCATTTCACTCTTATTCCATGCAGTCACAATGCCTGCCTTGGCAGTGAGTTTCAGAATGGTCTCCATGGCACCAAGACGAAGCATGGGATAGGTAGGTGCAACGACCAGACCTGTCGTTCCTTTGGGCTGTCGCAGTGCTTCGACTGCACCAGCACGTGTTTTGCCTGATCCGCGTCCACCTACGAATAAACGGAATCGCGCATCATTGGCCCAAAACGTTTTCTGTGGAGACGTCTGTGATGTGTGGCGAATCGTCTGTGCTGAGATCGATGACGTAATCTGTTGGTGTGCTGGTATTAATGACATGATGATTGTCTCGATATTTCCATGGACGCAATCCCTTCAATAAAAACATCAGAAGCACATCACTGCCTGCCTTGGCTCTACTGCGTGCGATGCCTTCCAATTCATCTGTGCCATCATCCGTTGCGTCAATCAATGCCTGGCGAAACTCGTCGTCTGTATCGCGCAGTTTGTACACTGCGCGTCTCGACACGCCAGCCAAAAGCAGTGCTTCCTTCACATTGGCATTCTTTGAAAATGCGCGCAGGAATGGCACTGCCCACAATGGACGACCAGGAAGATTGTATTCAGTTTCTTTGCGCTTGACGATTGTCATCGTATCGACTCTGAAGATACAAAGCGCAGAAGCACATTGACGATTGCAAGAGCGTATGCGATCTGTGGCGCAATTTCCTGCACCTCAGGCCATGCTGCAATTGTTGCCAGAATCATGGCAATCAGAGTGAGAAGATTAATCCAAACGGTCTTACTGCGAAACCATCGTTTCATTACGATCCTCCCATGCGAAACCATGCAAGGAAAAGCATCCATGCGCCAGTACCTGCAATCATGACCAGATACACCTGTTGTTCGAGACGCGCAATGCGCTTTTCAAACTCTTTGAAATTAGCATCACCAGATTCCAAACGTCGCAAGATCATGTCTTGCTTTTCTTCTATACGTGCCAGCTTTGTTTCCACAGTCTCACTCATGATATTTCCCTTGATACGCTCGAAACTCTGTACGAATCATTTCCATGTTGATTGCTGAGCCTGGACATGTCTTGCGCGCAGCTTGGTATTCTCGATGACCTTTGAGCGTGTCAGATGTCACAGTGATTTCATGCCATGCCATCAGTT